CCCAGGCCAGCCCCAGCCCAGCCTAAGCCCAGGCCCAGCCCAGGCCAGGTTGTGCCCTTCGGTAGGGAGGGTGATTTGTTTCTCTTGCATGTCCCTGGTATTTAAGGCTAATTTCATAGTTATGGCACTCCTCGACGAGCTTCGCGCCCAACTGATCGCCGCCGGCGGTGTAGGCCGCCTCTTCTCGGACCGGGGTCTGACCCTGCCGAAGGCGCTGGACGGCCTGGCCAAGGAGCTCGCGGCCTCCGCGCCCTGGAAGGTCCGGCAGCAGGCGAGGCGGGACCTGATGGGCTACCTGGGCGCCGTGGCCCAGGCGCCGGAGGAAGCTGGCGCCGGCGCCGGCCCCGGCTTCGATGCCGTCCTCATCGCATACTGGCAAGCCCGAGACCAGGCGCCTGCCTCCCTGCCTGATCCCACGCCCCGGCATGTCATCGACATCAACACCATGCAAAGACTAAAGGCTGGCAAGCGGGCAGACATCGACGCGGCCAGGGGGAACCAGGCGGCAGGCCCCTACCCCCCCTCCCCCCTGGGGGGGCTCCCCCTTCGACCCCCCGCCAAGGAGGAACAAGTACCGGAGTCACGTTCCATCCCTCCGCGGCAGGCAGACCTGGCAGAGCCTGGCGACGGGGATGATGAGGAGGACTAGGCGTGGCTTTCCCATGCAATAGGTGTGGGGCATGTTGTCGGCTGGTGGGGTGCAGGCATTTGGTAGACTGTTTATGCGAGATCTACGAGGAGAGGCCGTTGGTGTGTCGGGTAGACGAGATGTGGGAGAGGTATTTCCAGTGGATGCCTCCGCAGATATGGTTAAGTCTGAACCAGGAGGCATGTCGGCTATTGCTGGGGGCGGAAAAAGATGTCAGGAATTCGTAGCACGAATGGCCAGTTAAGACACTCAGATGGCGAGTTAAGGCGGCAGATGGCAGGGTTGATGGGGTACACGAAGAGGGAGTTAGGGAGGTACGGGTTGAGGGTGGAGACGGTAAGTCTCTGGGAGTTGGCAGGGCGGGAGGAGTACGGGGAGAACTGGGGGCAGATCCCTGGGCCGGAGGCTGGGGGGTTCATGAATTTCGATCACTACATGGCGTGGCGGTACCAGAGCGAGTACCGGGGGACGCTGAAGAACATCGAGTACCGGAAGACTTTGGTAGGGGGCCGGAAGCCGGCAGGGGTCTGGCCTGGGAAAACTTCGAACATGAAGGGGGGTGATGGAATTGGCAGAGCAGAAGAGATCTCCGTCGAAGATGGATCCGAAGAAGATTCAGGAGTACGACGAGTTTGACGCGGAGGGATACGAGGACTGGACAAAGAGACGGCACAAGAAGGCTTCGGAGTTGATCAAGAAGCCGAAGAAGACGACAGACCCGCCTGCTAATCTGAAGGGGTGGTGGTGAGGTGCATGGGGATTCTCAACAAGGGGGGTAGACATGAGGACGAAGATTCGGCTGGTCATGGCTTTGGTGGGGCTTTTGGTCCTACTGGGACAGCCGGCCTGGACTGCGGACACTGATTTCCAGTTTGTACTCCCGGGGGTGACCTTCACCGAGGTGAGTACGGGGGCGACAGGGGCGACAGCCTACGAGTGGAACAAGCAGCCGACTGGAGGTGCCTGGACGGCATTCACCGGTACGGCGGTCTCGGTTACAGACTCTCTGACGTTGAAGGCTGCTGCCAGGTACCGGCTGAGGGGGTACACCGTGGGGTGGACCTGCGACACTACAGGGTGCCGGGAGTTGGGGGCGAGGGTTTACGGAGAGTGGAGTGATCCCAGCGACTGGTTGATCGCAGCTACTATCCCGAGTTGCGGGAAGGCTGTCACCCCAGCAAAGGCTCCGTGATGCCCGAGTATGCGCCGATCAAGGAAAGCGAGTTCATCGACGAGTACATATCGGACTACCCGAAGTACGCGAAGGACTTCCTGTTTGTGAGGAGTCCTGACCAGATGATGGTCAAGATGGACCTGAACGCAGCACAGCAGACCTGCCACGAGATATTGGAGAAGCAGGCAAAGGACCGGGGGTATGTGAGGGCTCTGATCCTGAAGGCCCGGCGGTTGGGGATGTCGACGTATGTGGAGGGGCGGTTTTACCATCGGGCCAGCATGAGACCATTGCAGAATGTTTATATCGTCTCTCACCGGGACGATAGTTGCAACGTGCTCTTCAACATGACGAAGCTCATGCAAGAGAAGAACCCGCTGGCCCCCGGCACCTTTGCATCTAACCGGAAGGAACTCAAATTCAAGGCCACCCGGAGCGAGTATGCGTTCTCCAGTGCAGACTCCCCGGAGGCGGCCAAGTCCCGGGACATCACGCTCTTCCACGGTAGCGAGGTTGCGGAGTGGAGGGCGGCTGACGATCTCCTGGGCGCTCTGCTGCCTTGCCTACCAAAGCCCCCTACCTACTCAGAGGCTCTCCTGGAGAGCACTGCCCAGGGCTACGGGAACTCGTTCCAGAAGATGGTTTTCAAAGCCTACGCCGAGGGGGCCCACCCCTTCTACACGAAGAACGGGTTCACCTACGCATACGAGAATCCAGGATACGACTGGATCCTCATATTCTTTCCGTGGTTCGTGCACATCCGGAACTCCATACCGTTCAGAAGTGCAGAGCAAAGAGAAGGGCTGAAGCTCGACCTGGAGAAGCGGGTCTTCCGGAAGGACCTCGGCCAGTGGGGGCCGAAGTTGGAATACGACCTCATGCAGAAGTGGGGTATCACCCTCGAGCAGATGAACTGGAGAGAGTGGACGATCCGGAACGACTGCAACGACAACCTCAACAAGTTCCATCAGGAGCACCCGGCTACCGTACACGAAGCCTTCATTTCGACAGGCGGTAATATCTTTTCTGCCGAGCTATGCAACGAACTCGAAGTCAACTGCCGGCCACCTGTGCATGTTGGCAAACTCATCGAAAGATCCGGGAGAGTGGTCTGCCAGTCCATGGCAAACGGTCCACTATCCATCTGGGAACTCCCATACGACAACAGGGACTATCTTGTTTCGATTGACCCAGCCGGCGGAATGCGCGAACTTCAAGCTGACAAGAACGAAGCAGACTTCACCTGTATGGACGTTTGGAAACGAGAGGACAGATACCTTGTCCAAGTCGCTCAGTGGTACGGACAGCCTGACTATGACCTGATCGGAGACGAATCCATTCTGCTTGCCCGCATGTACGGTTGGGCGGCAATAGCGGTTTTGAGAATGAATCACGGTCTGGCGGTCCTAACAGTCTTGAGACGGGAATCCTGGCCCCGGGTGGTGAACGACGAAGACGGAAAGCCTGGGATCATGGAGGACCGCAAGCGAAAGCCGGCCATGGTGGACGATCTTCTGAGGGCGTCAAGAGACGGGGAGATCCATTTCGTCCAGACTGCGACGATCCAGGAGATGAGGACCTACATTGAGCGGGACCGGAAGATGGCCGCTGAAGACGGTTGCAAGGACGACAGGGTTTCGTCTGCTTATTGCGGGGTCTACGCACAGAGAAGACTCCCCAGGCCGCAACCGATCCGCATGAAGGACTACGCCTTCCATCAGCAGAAGAAGCTCTCAAGCCAGGAAGGCGTGATCGAAATTGCAAGTGCGAACCGGAGGCCCCGGCAATCCACCTCTTGGTCTGTAGAGGTTGACGACTAAAGGAGTTTCCAAATGCCAGGTATCAGATCTGTCCGTATGACGAACCCGGAAGGGATCTGCGAATCCGCGGGACCCCAGGGCGGCAACTACAAGAACACGATCACCGTGATCCTGGAGTCCTGTGCTGCAACTCCTGGAGGCCCGCAGGCAACTCTCGTTACCGGGTACCTGATGAAATCCTACTGCGCCAGCATGAAGCGGGTCTATGGGGATTACCACCCTCAGCCGACGAAGCTGAGAGGAAACATCGTTGGAATTGAAGTCCCGGAGGCAGCAGCCTGGGGGCTTCATGCCGGAACTCTACAGCTTCCTCATTCGCACTACCACCTGCATCTTCGCAGAGGAAGTCCTGTTGGCGCTCAATACGCGGCTACCGGATGGGGCACGGGAGATTTGCACGACCTCCATACAGCCACTGGCAATCCGATCTGGCTCCCGTTTGCCGTGACCCCGGTGGACAACGACATTTGGGTCCGAGCTGACGGAATGTTCAAAGGTGCGGGGGCTACTCTCTTTGGGGCGACAATCCATACGCACATCACTGGCTTCAAAATCCACATGGAGTAGCGATGATCTTTCCGAGGAACGACACCATCGTCGTGAAACTCCCAAAGCCACAGGAACGGCTGGTCAAGAGCGGGCTCTTCATCCCGGCGATGGTTCAGGAGCCGGCTCCAGAGGCGACGATCCTTGCGTTTGGACCGAAACTCTCTGGCTTCTTCGATGAACACGGAGTCAAGGTCGGGGACCGGGTGCTTTTCGAGCAGTACGCCGGACTCGAATTCGAAGACAAGGAATGGGGGCTGGTGATCCTGATTCTACCCAAGGACTTAAAGGCGCAAATCTCATGACAGGAAAAAGCGGCGGGAAATGGGCGGTCAAGCCCTGCAAAGGGAAAGACAAGGGGAAGGTAATCGGGACTTTTGGATCCAAGGAAGAGGCGATGGCGCAGCACAAAGCGATTCAGGCTTCCAAGAGAAGCCGAAAAGCAGCCAAAAAGGCCATCCGTTCCGGAAAGGCCCTGGAGGTTCGTGACTGATGAACGTCAACGCAATTCCTACTGAGACTCTTACCGATATTGCCGACTACGTTCACTCGAAGTGGACTGAATTCAAGAACTCCGAAAAGAGAACCAAGAAAGTCGAGGCAGTCAAGAGAGCCAGAGAAGCCTACCTACAGGAGGTCAAGGACACAGACTTCCCATGGAAGGGCGCATCCAACCTGATCGTTCCCATCACAGCAATTTCAGTGGACCAACTCGAGCCGCGTCTGGCCGCAGCGATTGTTGGCAGGGAAGAGATGATCGTGATTGACGACATCGGGAAGCACGATAAGGTTGAAGGGGAACTCATCGTCAAATTCGACAACGCGGTCCTGCGGGTGGACGTGAAACTCCACGAAGCCGTGAAGGATTGGGTCCATAACGTCCTGGTGGACGGCCAGGTGTACCTGATGCCGTACTGGAGCTTCCGGGAGATGAAGACCCGGCAGTACATCATGGATCCCATGGGACAGCCGGTGCCGGCAGCACCAGAAGATCAAGAGTCTCTCATGGGATTCCAGACGGAGGAAGTCCTCACCACCCTGACAGACGGCGTGAAGGTCGTCGAAATCCCTCTGGAGAGCCTGTTCTTTCCGGAGCGGATCGACGATTGGGAAGAAGTGCCTGTCATTCGAGGGATTTGGCTGGCCATCGGAAATCTGAAGAGACACATCACAAACGGGGATAGGGGATGGGTGCATCTACCTGAATCCGACTTAGAGGCTCTCTCGCAGCAGGCCTACACAAAGAGGCCGTCAGAGGACATGATTCTCCTTGAGCCGGACACAGAGGAAAAGGTGCCGGACCGAGGAAGTTCTGCACAGAATCTCAAGGCGGAGCTCTCCTGCCTGGAAGGACACATATCCTACGACCTGGACGGAGACGGATTCGAAGAAAGACTCATTGTGATTATCGAGAGAGACACGAGAAAGATCCTATACATCATCAACAACAACACGATAGACCCATTGAACCGGAAGGCGATTCAACCCTGGCTACTCATCAAGGATCCTAACACCGGGTACGGGAAGAGTCTCCACGAAAAGCTGAAGGAGATTGAGCGCGGGGCGACTACCCTTTTCAATACGCTCATCAACTCAGCCATGGTGCAGATGATCCCATGGTTCTTCTACGAAAGCGGGGCCGGATTCCTGGGTCAGGTCCTCGATTTGATTCCCGGTAAAGGGAACCCAATCTCCGACGTGAAGAAAATCTACTTCCCGAACATCTCTCCGAATGCCGCGTCTTTCAAGGACTTCCTGGAAATCTTTCTTGGCCTTTGGGAAAGGATCGTAGCAGTTTCCGACTACACCATGGGAAGGGAGTCTGACGTCGCAGGAAACAGAGCGACGGCGACAGGAACCCTTGCTCTGATTCAGGAATCTGCGATTTCTCACGAGTACCTTGGGAGCGGGTTGCAGGACCGGTTCACAAAGATCCTCGAAATCATCCACGACCTCTACTACCTGAACACAACCGAGCAAAGAGTCCTCGAGATCATGGGCCAACCCTGCCCGCGAGTGCTTTCGAAAAACTACCGGTTCAGGCTTGCGGCCTCTACAAAGAGCGCGAACAAGCATATCGAGAGGAAAGAACTCGAAGAGGCGATGGTGGTTGCAGAGAAGGGCGTCGCACTCG